CTATAAGGATTAAGTAAATTCTTTAGGCCTAATAAGTTAGTGGGTGTGGGCAGTGGCACCCCAAAGAAGTTAGAGTGGTAGTTAAAGTATTCATCCTTTGACCCGTAAACTGATTTATATTGATAGTCTGACATAAGCTTGTGATACCAGCTATAGTCATACCTAGCAACGTCTCCACCTTCAAATGGGGCCGTACCCATACCCCAGAACCTACCTTTTCTAACAGCTACCTTTCTCTCTCCAGAATATTCCTCTTGTAGAGCCTGAGAAGTTTGTCCAGGATCTACTCCTCCTATTAATCCAAAGATAGCCCCAGCCGCTGCAGCAGCCTTTCCAATAGATGTCCTTCTAGATAGAAATGAGAACACTCCTACGGGTGCTGCAACGTTTCTAGCTAAGAAACCCAAGCCGCTGTCTACAGAACCTGGGTAGCTTTCTTCAGAACTTGCCAAGGCTTGTTGAATACCAAAAGCTTCACGTAAGAACTGCTGCCCTACTCTAAGATCTGCGTATATGCTTGCTACAGCTTTCTTGGGCGATATGCCCGTTAGCTTCTCAGTTAGGTAGTCTCCGTACTCTATGCCTTCAAGCATAGCCCCGTAGACCATTGGCACAGCTGCCACCCTGGCTAGGTTTCCGACCATGGAAGCCGCTGGAGCGTAGCTGACTCCAAGCAACGTGTCACTGGCTAGATGAGAAGTTCTGAAAGCTAGGTAACTAGCAAAGTCCCGAGTAGATGTTACACCAGGGATTAGACGGCTGGCTGGCGCAGCATAGTATCTTGGGCGCTCTAGTGCCTCACCTCTAGTACGGTTACTTACTGTGTCGGGTAAGTTACCTCTGTCTATGGTAAACCCTCCAGACCCCTTTTTGGATCCTATAAAATCCTCTGGGCCTAGCCTAGCTGCCCCAGCGGGCGACATCTCAAATCTTTCTCTTACTTGGTTTCTAACAACTGCGTGCCTAGGGCTTTCTAGGAAAAGCGCAGATAACTTCTGGTGCCACTTGAGATCGCCAAAATTGACAATGTTGGTAATTGTGTTAGTGGCCTGGCTCTCTGTTACAAACTCTGGAAACTCAGCACCCGAGATCTGATCCACCAGCTTCATAGCATAGTCAGAACTGCTTCCTCCTGTCTCTGCTATTACTGCTTGTCCTTTCCTTAACGCATTGAACTTAGCTACAGGATCCACAAACCACTTACTAATAAATGATCTTCTACTGGAAAAGCTAGTGCCAACTCCAGTAGCTCCTTCTGCCGCTGATACTAATCTTCCAAGCCAGCCCGTCCTAACTTTAAGCTGTAGACCAATTCTTCCTTCTTTTGCAGCACGGATGGGCTCGAGCTTGTCTCCTATTCTTCTAAGCCTCTGATTTGTAGCAAGTGTTTTTTCCTCTATCACACCACCAGAATTCCTGGAGTACCCAAATATGTTACCATCAATAAAGAACCTAGGACCCTTGAAGGTCCTGGACGAGCCAAGAACGCCAACTCCAGCCCTTTCACCGAATAAGGATTGGAACACATTGAACTGACCGAACACGTCAATTTTTGGAACTAGACCGTAGTCATAGTTCAAGTCTTGCACAGGCTTCATAAAGACACTTCTAAGTCTAGTATCTTTGATCACGCCACTACTGTTTTTGTAGATGTTCTTATCTAGCGCTGAGGATCTCCCAACAAGGCCCGCTTCAACGCCTTGCCTTAGGGAATTCCATTGGTTCCTGCCTATAACTTCGTACCAAGTTTCTTGATTATCTAGTACTTCCCCAATTGTAACTCTCTCTAAATCCTTAGAGAAGAAGCTGCTATGGTTACCAAAGTTGACATGCTTTCTATTAATATACTCTGTTAGCTTGCCTGACAGGGACTCTCTCACGCCTCTAGAAGAAACTCTACCAAGAATATCCATGCTGCTAGCAACATCACGGATAAGATCTATGGGCCCTAGCTGCAGCTCATTTCTAGTTACAGAGTAAGAAGCATTAAATAAATGACGAATGCCATGCGTTCCGCTAGATGGGGTTGAGGCGCCAGTGTTGGCTAGCTTACCTACTTGAGTCTTAAGGCTTGTAGGATGCCCTAAGAAGTGTAGCATATTAGCTACAAGATTGCCCTGCTCAGATAAGCCACTCTTAAGTAGCTTAGCGCCTACAGCTATAGCTCCAATACCAGCGGCCCATGGAAGGAGCCAGCTAAGGTTACTTTGCCTTTGCTGTTGTGCTTCCTGCTCCCTGCGCTGGTTAATGTAGTTTTCTTCCGCCATTAGAGGGCTCTAAGGTTCTTGTTGTCGGACTCAAAATCTGGTTTGTCAGCTACCTGTGCTGACAGCATTGCTGCTGTAGCGGGATCTATTGCTCTCTTTTTACTAGTCTTGCCTGTAACTTCTTTGACTTTTGTTACGGTAAGCTCGGTCTTTAGTACTTTCTCAGCTAAGGCTAGATACCTACTTTGCTCTCTAGCGGTTATTTTTCTATAAGATTTTCCTAGGATATTGCCAACCCCCATTAGCATAGTGCTCTCAAACAGACCTCCGTCAGTTTCTAGCCTACTCCTTTCCTGCGTCAGCCTATCGGACACAGCCTTAATATCGCCAGGCTTAGACTTTGCCATCAGGGATGCTGCTATTGAGGCTACAAAGCCCGCTGGTGCGTCATCTAATAAGAATGAGAGTCCAGTCTCACCTCCTAGGAATGTGCGAGTGACGACCCACTCATCAAGCTCAAACTCAGGAACCTTGTCAATCAGGGCGGCTATGGACTCTAGCTCAGATAGATAAAGGGGCCTAAAGACCAGACGCTTGCCTAGTACTGTATATAAAAAAAGCTGCTCGAACTCCTCTCGAAGGTCGAGCAGCAGAAAACTGAAGTTATTTGAGCCTACGATATGATCAGACACATCTCATATTTCCTGCGGCGTAACGTCCTCTCCGAATCCCGAAGCACCCATTATTAGTTCCGCTACGGATGGTATGATACCGGCTGGTAAGGATACCAAGTCTAGCGATGATTTCGCTTTCGGGTATAGGATAGCTTTGATAAACAATTCCTCTTCCCCTTCTTCTTTAAGAAGTCCCAACTTAGTTTCTAAAACGGCAGGCTCTGAATTTTGTCTAATTGCTTCAGTTTTTTCTGCTAGATGCTTCTGCAAGTCTCTGAACTCTTTTCGTCCTAGAGATCTGTAGATGCATTCTATGCCAGCGATCTTTGCCTTAAAGACACGTTGTCCGTTCTTTTTTACCTGCGCTATGAGCGCTATTATCTCTTGATCTTCCATATTTTACCTTAGAATTTTAATCTTACGGTCGCTAGCTATAAATTGATAGATTTCGTATAGTGGCTCTGAACTGCCTTCTGCACCAGCTTGGCTAGCGCTTTGTGATACTTCAGTGAAGTATACGTTGTTAAATGTTACGTACCAGTTCACAAAATCTGGATCCTGGTAATAGAGATCAATTCTACAGCCTTCGCTGGCATGCTGCTTTGCGTCTAGCGGGCTGTTCATAACTTCATGCAAAGACGCAGATTCGCCGTTACCAAAGTCAGAGAAAGACGAAAGTAAAAGCTCTGAGAATGTACTCTTGATTGCGGCTATAAGGATCTGCCGCTTGGCTTCCAAAGCCATAGATTCGCCCAGAGTTCTGCCTGTCTTTGAGAACATAGTGTCTACTATGTACTCTGCTCTGGCAGTCTTTAGCTCGGGAGTGTTTGGTGGTATCTCAGTTTTCAACTTATTAAAAAGGCTTTCCTGGTGACTTTTTTCAGTACTAGCTCCGTGGCCTATTTTATAGTTATAGAGCTTAGGAACATAGGCACCTTTGCTCTGTTCTATTACTCCATTTAGGTATCCTGGGAACATAAAATTGACTACTAGAATCCCTTGGACTATACCTTTTCCAGTCACCGCCTTACTGTATTTATAGTCATTGTACCCGTAGATAGGTACTTTTGGCACGCTCTCTTTGAAGTTAAATCCGTAGGCTTGCTCTATATGATAACCATTAATGAACGCCGCAACGTTGGAGGCAGTAGAATAGATATAGGTTGGGTTTATCATCGTTGCTCTTTTATGGATTTATTCTGTGGTATCTATCAAAAGCACTTGTTCGAAGGTATCTATCAAAAGCACTTTCGAATGTTCCATAAGTTTTGCCCAGGGACTCCTCCAGGAGATGGGAGATAGAGTTGTAGTTGTAGTTAGACGGTAGCTTAGTTGGATCACTAAGAACAGCCACCCCAGCGTTTAAGGGAACCACGTCAGTAGCCACATACGTGTAGGTAGTTTCAGTGTAAAGGTCATTAATACTATACGTTGTACCATAGTTTGTTATGGTTATACCGTGCACCACTTGCACACCAACGGCACCCGCCTCATTGCCAGCTGTTATAACTATGGAGAACGGAGGAAGCTGGTCAGCTATTAGGGATGTAGAAGCGTTTACTGCGCCTTCCGATACACTTGAGTCTGCCACATCTATAAAAGGGTCTTTGGATACCGTAGCAAATATTAGGGAGCCTGCGAACGTTCTTGCCCCGCGTGTATATCCGATGGCACTTGATCTGCCCAATACTCTAACCGGGGACACAGATCTAGTTGATGAGATAGACATAGTCTGTAGATCAGCAAATTTTTTGAACTTCTTTCTTTCCCCATTGCTCAGTGAAGCTTTGGTAAGTAGAGGAAGGTACATAATTGCTTCTATATCTGCTCCAGAATAAACCTCGCTAGATGCTCTATTGGTGTTTAGCACTCTTTGATCTATCTTAGAGAGGTAGTTGTAGTACTTTTCTTCCATAATGCTCCTGTCAAAAAATAAGGAGGAGTAGGGATTTCCTACTCCCCCAGACCTACGTTTCTATAAGATTAACCGTTGAGGAATGTAGCTGTCTTGCCATCGCTTCCTATCTTAACGAATCCATGGTTTGACCAAGGTGTTATTGCAGTCGCTATGAAAGTACACGCTTCATCCGTGGTGATGTCGTCTATGGACATCGAAGAACCGACGTTCATAATTTCGACACCGTGGATCATCATTCTTGCCACAGAGCCGTACTCATTGCTTGCAGTGAGGACGATATCGAATGGTAGAACCTGGTCTAGATAGTTTGGCTTAGCTAATACCTTATCTAGAGCTATACGTGATATTGTTGGAGACGACGCGCCTACTACCGGGGATATGATTCCTGGAAGGATCTCAATTGAGTCAGTATTGACGTCTGCTATCTCAAAGCCCTGTGGAATAGAGTAGCGATTAGCTACATACGGTCTATCCTTCATGACTTCTAGTAGAGCAGAACGATCAAATACTGTAAACACTATTGAGCCGGCAATGCCTCTCTTGCCACGAGAGAAGGATCTAGGATCCGCGTCTCCCATGGTGTAAACTGGTGCCTTTTCTCTCTGAATTGTATAGGAGATACCTTGCAGCTCTCCTATTACTTTGCCTCCGAAGGTAGCGATCATGTCGACACCCGAAAAGCTATTATAAGTCTTTGAGAAAGAGCCTCCAGACTTTCCTGAGCCCGATGGAGCTAAACCTTTGTTACTCATACTTTATTACCTCCTCACAGTTCCTTACTAAGAGAGACTACTAGATTAATTTGCTGAATCTCGAATGCTGGTACTAGAGTCAAGTTAATGTCTAGCTGTCCTAGCACTCTTTGATCAGGTGTCGAAGAAATCGAGAAGTCGTAGCTGTTAAGAGCTCCTTGGCCCTTCATGGACAGCAACAACTGATCAATTTCTGCATCAAGAGCATTCATCTGCGGAGCATTGTTTGGCTCGCCGATATACTTATCACCAACTGCTCTTATGAGGTCAGCTGCAGCCGCCACGATTCTCATTGTGGTGAGTCGCGTGTAGTCTGATCTGACGTACTTGGTGACGTTAAACGCACCGGTCGAACCGCTTGCGACAGTGAGCCCTTTTGTACGGTTGTACATCGTGACGTGTCTCATTCCGCTCATGTCATTTGCCTGTCTAGCAGACAGCAGCCTCATCTGAACAACGCCTTCTATGCTCTTGTTCGTAGTTGACGACTGCGGAGCCAGGCTTACTATCTTACCAGCATAGGCAGCACCACCATTGGTGTTTCTGCTGTTATTAGCAGGAGACGCACCAAGGCCAAGAGCCGTTAGCTTTGTTAAAGTTCCTAGGGCCCTGAGAGGAGCCGAGAACACGCTTAGGTAAGCACCGGCGTCGACCTTGTTAGACCTTGCGTCTACAGCCAAATAGCCGTCGCTGTTCTGAGCTTGCCACGAGCTAAAGTACAGAGCGTTAACACTGTTTGAGCCGGAAGCTGTAGTATCCGCTAGGAAGTTAGCATCCTGGTCGGCAGCGCCGTACAACCAACCCAGGTAAGGGGTTGAGTAGTTGGCTATATTGGCTATATCCACTGATGACTTTGTAGCGTCGCCCGGATAGGTGTGATAGGCATGCCATTCATTTATCAGTGTAGCCGAAGGAGTTGCAAACTCAATTCCCTGTAGTATTGTTTTCTTAACACCATCAGTAAAGCGGACAAAGTGGCCGGTGTGCTGGTTAGTACCAGTCAAACCAAACATTGATTGGATCTCTCCACTCAACGTGGCGTTAATACTTAAAGTTGCTCTATTGTCAAACGCCCAATGTACTGGATGTCTTACTGGAGAAACACCAATTGCTGAGTTAGATTCCGATGTAGCCCTATAGCAGAAGTCTGCTAGCTGCTTACCAAAGTTCATACTAGAAGGGGAACCAGTAAATTGCGCATCCATGGGAGCATTTACAGGCAGTACAACATCTAAATCCCTATTCCTTAATACATCGTAGGCACCCGAAAGGTCGTGAAACCTTCCTGTGGGTGACGTGCCTGGACTAATGTAGTGCATTAGTGCGTCACCACTTAAGTGATTGATGATCATTACTTCTATGTTAGGCGCACCAGCATTCACTGCTTCTTCAATAGCAAGAGCCAGCTCTCCTGGGACTCTGCCTGCTACTCCTCCAATTGACCCTGTAAATATTGCCGATGGCAAATCGAAATACAGCGTGTTCATAGCCTTTTCTACTGATGCTACTGTGTATGGCTCTCGGATTCTAAGGCCAGTGTTGGATGTAACACCGAGTAGTGTTACCTTTGGACCAGCTGGCGGAGGTGCAACCTTTAGCCCTTGGTCATTTAGTACAACATTGAAACCTGGAAGGTATTCGCTCATTTTTTGTCTCCTATTGTCTGATGTCTATAGAGCCAAATTGGTATTGGCCACTGTGGTAGAATAGAGCTCGATAATTGTCGGTAGTTAGCTCTCCAGTTACTAACTGGCCAGCCACCCAACGAGGTGCATTGAGCTCTTTGTTTACAGGGTCAGTAGATTCTACACCTATTTCTATATTAATACTCATCAAGTCTCTGGTGTAAATAGCTTCTAGCTGCTCTGTTCGGAAAAAGTACTGCGTGCTTCTTACGGAAAATGCCTGACGCCATGTCTTATTGTAGTCGTCTTCTGTTCTTTTGTAGAAGATTCCTTGGTTAAGGCCATACCTTCTCAGGTTTTCCATGTTTAGCCGCATGAACTGTTCAAACCATCTTATCAATCTGTCGCTGGTTCGCGGATCGTTTGACCAACTATTAAACTGAACAATGTTGTCAAAGAATTGACCATTGATCTGTACGGTGTGACCTTGTACAAAGGGGTCTTTTACTGACTCCCTCAGTCGGGGTTTGTACTCTTTGCGAGAGTCCTGAAATCGCCCTAGGCTACCGGGTTCCACAGATTTAATTGTCCAGGTTATGGTTGGAAAGATGGGTGGAGGCTGTATTAGCAGCTTCTCTAAGTTTGCACCTATCAAATTTGGGATTTCATCCGGCTGCTCGTGTCTGAACCGGACTATCTTATCGTTGTCCGCTTGGTACTGCAAGCTGTGCAGTAACTCTAATGACGGGGGAGATACTAGATCTAATTTTAGTAGCCCTTCCCACTTATTAGTTTGCGGATTCTTGATTACTTGATCAACAATATAAATCTCTTTAGTAGATTTATTGACAATCTTTTCTCCTTTGGAGGGCTCAATATACATGTAGGGGAAAAGAATTATTCTATTGTCAGACTTACTTGGGATGTAAGTCATTTGATATTTATATAAAAAAACGTCTATAAGTTCTAAAACTTCTGCCAATGACATATTGCCATCAGCCCTGCCCTTCCTTCTTATCTCAAAACTTTGCAGGTAAGGATCAAAATATTGTATATAGCTTTCGCCGAATTCTGGATACTCACTTAGGTTCGGCATTGGATCTATTACCTTTATTTACAAATTCCGGACCTGTTTGGTTATGTCTACCGTCGTCAATGTTTCTTTCTTCTATAGCACATCGCCAAAATTCTACCCTTCCACCCAGTCCGTATAGAGCCAACGAATCTTGTACAGAGTAGCTTCTAACTATCTTAAAGGGCTGTATGATTTCCCCAGTGCTGTGATTAATATCAAGCTCTAGGATATGGTCAAATTTATTTACAAGGCGGTCGTGGCGAACTACTAGATTTTTTCTTTGAGTTGAAATATCTCCAGCTGCAGTTCTAGTTTCAAACCCCAAGGAGCTTATCCAGAGATACCCTTTTACTAGATAGTCAGTAAAAGCGTAACCAGTTCTAAAACACCTAACACAGCCTATCTTTTCACTAATAGCTTGAGACTTGCAGGAGCAAGGTTTTGAGTAGTCAAGCTGTCTAAGCCCAAACCACTGAAAACCATTTTGTAGTAGCTCTTGCATGAACGAGTCCAGTGTATTACTGAGGTCTAGATCTATTTCGCCTAATTCTTTAAGCTGATTCCTTAAATCAAGGATATAGGTATCTATAGGATTGACTTGAGGGTCTCTCACGGATTACGTAAAGTTTATGATACCTTCTGAGTTCCATGATATCTGGAAAGTTCCGTTGCTTGAGGACTGGTTACCACCAAAGTCCACGAACGCCACAAGGTAGCTCTGCCCGATGTTTCCGGCCGTGTTGCCGTTAGCTGGGTACGAGCTGCCGCCGGATATGTAGACAACTGCGCCTGAGGCTGTAATTGTACTTGACGACCAAACTGCGTCAGCTGCATCAAAGACACCTTCTTTGTCTACGTTATCTTGAGTTAAAGATCTAGAAGTAAGCTCAAGGCCACCTGGGGCGTATCCGCCGCCTGCCGCTACCTCATAGGCTTTGATGTCGCCAGTGACGGCATGAGTAGTTTCGCTACTTGCATCAACCTGGGGCGAATAGGTACTGTTTACCAACATAACCTTAACGGTATTTGTAAGTAGGTTAACGGCACCGGAGAGTGCTGCTTTCTTGTAGTGAGTGTAAAGGAAACTTGCCATGTGTATTTACCAGACTGGGTTATTAGTTTTAGCGTGTCTATTCAGATGTATGTTTGAGGCTGGGACATCTGCTTGATAGAACTTGTAGGACGGCTCAGTGTATCTTGAGTTGACGTCGTACCATAGTCTATCACCATTAAACATTGATGACCTGGTTGAGCCTGCCAAAGCTTTAAATTGCCAACCCTTGTACAAGGTCTCCAGAGCCACTTCTCTTTCTTTTTGGACCCTTGCTATCTTTAGAGCAAGTCGCCCAACCATATTGTCCACTGAAACGTTTAGATCTCCTAATTGCCTTCGTGTTCCAGCCAGAACAAATTTTTGATAATCTTTGTCTTCCATTATGTCTAGCATAGTGGAGAGCATAATGTATTTTTTTGCCGGGAACGATAGTGGGCTGAGGCTTATGCCGCGGCCTGTCTTTTCCCATAAGAATATAGTATTCTTAAATAGAAGTGCGCCGATATAATCATCATTCAATTGGCTTGATATAGAGCTTAGCTCTCTCTTTATCATTTCTGGGCCATATATATCAACGGATAGGTCAGTGTTTATAAGGTAGCTCAAATTGCCACCATACTGGTCGTTATCGATAGACTTTATATCCGTATTAAGATCTATAGACACACAGAGGTTCTGAGGTAAGACGTTTTGGAATGTTACCAACAGATCGGTGTCTGCTATTGATATAGTGTGGTCCGGGATGTCATAGACCCCCATGGAATCGCCAGAAGCTAGGTAGTTTGCATCATTAATTATAGGATAACAATTTACAGACGCCCAGTCTGAGTAACTTGCGAGACCAGTTAGTAGTGCTTTTGTAAAAGTGAATCTGATGGTGTAGTCGCCTGTAAGCCCTACAGCCACCCCGTGGCCGTGGTTTTTTGGACGAACTTTGTCTACAGTAAAGTTGTAGCCTAAAGCCTTGACGTTAGTCGGTAGAAATAGGTCGCCCTCTAGGGTAAGATTGGCTGCCTCTTTCTCTAAGGTAACATCTATCTGATATAAAGAGTCTCCGGTACTTATAAGAATAAGAACGGTTTCTACGAGCAGGTCACCGTTTGTCGCCTCTAAGGAGTACCCCACCCCTTGGTCAGTACCTATGACATACACCTTATAGTTCGTGTTCTCTTTAAGAACCACTAAAGGGTCAATTATTATGACCTTAGTGTCTGTAGCTTTCAGGGCTACAGTGGCCGGGACTGTTTCATTGTTGCTAGTATCTACCAAATAGACAATGTTATCTGTCAGCGAGCCAGAAGAGACTGGCTCATTAAACGTCAAGGATATTGACTTATTCAGAAAAAAGTCTACCGTGGCGGTAGCTGGATCTGAGCTGACAAATGTTAGTGCCATTGGTTATTTGATTGGGGCAAATATGTCGTTTACAGCTTCCGATGAAGTCTTCCCGCCTCTCTTGTGATCTTTAGGCGGAACTTCATTCAAAGACTTTGCGACTTCGGCTCCCGAATTTGTAGTAGCAACCACAGTGCCGTCTGGCTTGATTATCACTTTCTTGATGCCTTCCTTGGTATCTGGCGGATCCCACAAGGTCATTGGGCCGTCATAGTACTTAGAAGTTTGCGTAAGGAGGGCCAAAATATTCTTTCTATTCTTTCCCGCTCTTTCCTTTTCTAGACAAAAATTGACGATCTCCAGGGCAGTCCATCCTTGATCGTGACCGCGTCTGAGGAGAAGGGCAAAATCTGCTTTAGCCTTTTTATTATCAAACCCGTTTCGCTCTATTGAGACCCAATACTTTTCTGGCACGTCGCTGGCCTTATTCATAGGCGGTATAAAAGTCTTTCCTAGGTGGATAGACCCATTCTGTAGACAAGAGTCTATAATGGCGTACTGCGCCGAAGTCATGTTATCTGGAACAGTGCACCAGTAATTATCTGGGCTAAGCCAGATATCGCCAACACCAAAATAGGCTCGACGGGTCAGATCTATTGATATATCCTGGCCAGCTAGAGAAGATAAAACCTTAGCCTGTTGCGGCGGGCTATCGTTGTCTGGCAGTGTGACATCGCCAGGCTGAGGAACGCTGCTACCCACTGTTGTTACTATCTGTGCAATCTCTTGCTCGTTTGTTTTTTTGTTTTTAGACATACCTAACCTCTATTAAAAAATTCGGGAGGACATATAGTTTTATACGTCCTCCCTAGGCCAAGTCAAAGGTAGCGTTTTTCTGGCTTGGTCGATTTGGTGATAGGGGCAGTGCCCACAAATCACGCGGTCCCGGGGTGTTGCATACACCCTAAGTTTGCTGAAATTTATTACGTGCACTACAGTCATAGACTTCTATAATTGTAAGTAGTGGGTACTAAAGATAGGTCTATAGGACTGGTTGTTGCAGGATCGTACGGTGTATCTCGTGGATCCTGCGGGGGGTAGTAGGGCGTCATATAGTCTAGTTCTGCAGTAGCTACAGTAAATCCTCGTATGCCTGGGCCAGACGGGGCAATATAAACGGAGTCAATGGTCAAATTTCTATTTCTTGACGATTCACTAGGTCCGTCCATACTTAAATCTATTACTACACTCCTTCTAGGTCCAACATCTACTGTCGTGACCACTGGTGTAACATTGGGTACCGACCCTGCTCCGCTTGAAACGTCTGCAGACTTATCAGACCCAGTAAAGACTCTAGGTGGCTCTACTAAATTGGGCTTGCGGTTTGTGACAGCAACTGGCTTTATGCTTACATCCGCAGATATTGGGGCAGTAGCAAATACAGTAGGTGTAGGGATCAGTCCCTGTCCAGTAACCAATTCTGGCTCAAGAGTAATTACCCGTATAACTTCTGCCTGCGTAACCGCATTTGGTACTGTAGCAATGGCAGATACTACAGACGGAGTCAATACTGGAGAATCTGTATTCATAAAATTGAATACATACCCCATGTAAGGCCATATTTTCATATCCCATATAGACGTAGCCTGCCCAGCTAAGGCTAAAGAGTCGTTAAGGACGGCCTGTACCTTAGATCGCAGTCTGGCTGTGGTATAGATGGTACTATTAGACCAGTAGTACCCGTCGTTCAGTCCGCCCAAGACTATCGGGGTCACCGCAGTTTGCCATTCTCCGTAATCTCTAACTATTTGACACCAGTTAGGCCCACCGTTTGTGTGCACGTTCCAAATTCTTCTACGATCAGTCTCTTCCATCTGGGCATTAGTTAGTGCCTTTCTAAAGTTGGCGCCTGTACCAGGTAGCCCGTGACTAGAACCGTTTCTGTCCATGCAATACGACGATGACCCAGCCCATTTATTGTTTGCAAATCCTGTTCCCTGACTTGGATCAGGAGTGGCTTCAGCTGTGTTATATCCCGTTGAGGATAATACGTTCTCGCGTAGCACACTGCCGTTAGCTGTAAAACCAGGACCAGACAGCACTTTTAAAAACAGGTTTACAAACCTGGGTAAGGTGCCGTTGCCCTGCTGATCCCCTATGCCCCCTTCTAGGCTTATAACTTGAGCCACTGTGCCAGATGTGAGACCTGTGATAGTTGCTCCCACGGGGAAGCACTCAATTGCTCGAGCTGCAGTAGTAGACAAAAGCCCTGGTCTGGCCGTGATCCTTACAGCAATGTTATACCATGACTGCTCACTTCCAGGTCCGAGCTTAAATGTATTATGCTGAAGGACACTTCCTGCTAGATCCCTGGAAAGGGTTCTAAATATGTCACTCCTTACGATTAGACGTATGTTCTGGTCGGCGGGTTCTGTAAACTGTATAACTCCGTCTGTGATAAAGTTGGAGCTAACTACTGGCTTTACTAAGAACACAGGAACTGTGTACATTTGTTTTATGGCTATGCTTACTTGGTACAAAGCAATTGCGGCAAACGATAATTGCCAGGGCGTTATGTGCGGAGTTTCCTTGGGAAATAGGTTAAAGAGTGTGCCTGCTGCTGGTATTAGATTTGGATAGTTGTGTACAACGTTCCATCTTGAATAGTCGCATGAACTCCAGTTGGAGAAGACTCCAACGGCATCTATGAATTTTAATTGCTCTATGCCACTAGCGTAGTCACCAAATCGCCAAGATTCGTTTATAACATAGCCTAGCCAAGCTCTGGTTGCTAGGCCTTTAAAGGCAGTCATGTTCCCAGTAGCAAAAAATAAACTAACTAAAGACTGTAGCAATCTACCCGAAGCTCTATCAGCTTCCCAACCATTGATGGTCGGGCTATTTGTGTCTGTAGATCCAGAAGCACTATAGAGTTCTGCTGCAATTTCACAAAACTCTAGAGCAAAATAGTCTGCCGTAAAAATAGCTGCGGTAGCGTCTAGCTGTATAGAGCAGTGCTGCCTATCAGGTCCTTGATACTCCTCATAAGGAGTTGAAGCCTTAGCAGAAGGCGCAGAAGGGGCCTCAATGTGAACTCCACAGAGGTCACGGCCGTCTTTATGAGGCTCACACCACCAGATGTTAGCTGTTGGGTAGTTTTGATATTTCCATCTAGTGCCATTGGCTTCATACATCCACATTGGTCTATAGCCATGAGAGTCCATGCCATGGAGTATAAAGGGGATCTCAGCAGCGTAGGCTGCTTTCATAGTATAGTAAAGTGGGTGATGATGGAACGCTCCACCGTAGGCACCTTGATCGCCACCGCCACTTGACGATGGTTTTAGGCTATACACGCCCGCAGGGAATGGCAAAGGATTCTGCCTTGCCAAGCCATCTGTCATCATCGTGTCAATTTTAGCTTTTTGGTTTTCTCTGTCATTTGGGACGTTTGGTGGCAACGCTATATCTGAGAACGACGGCGGCATGAATTTATTCCACCCGGACGCCATGGCAGTCATGGCACGTTGCCGTTCTGCTACTACTGAGGATGTAGAGTTATTTCCTAGAACTAGGAAGCCTCTGTACACCCTACAGTTAGAATACTTCATGCAATTATTGTTATTTAGAGACTGTCCGTTAAAGAAATTAAATGCCGGGTCTTCTAGGATGTACTGCTTACCGTTGCCTACGTTATTAATACTGTAGACGTGATTCTCGAATCTCAACCCAGAATCACAGCCTATAATAGAAAGAGATATTGGCTCGTTTAAGTAGAAGTTCCTTGTCTGCGCAGTAAAGGGCCCTGCAGCTCTTCCTAGGTTTCTAGCGGCGTAAGAGTTGCCATATCTAAACCAAAATTGTGCCACCTCAACTGGACTGGTATTTACCACTAAACCTGCGGCATTGGCCTGGCTCAGCGATGGGACGTCTGTAATTAGCTCTACCCATATCCACGGCATAGTAGGGAATGGTCGGCCCCAGTATTTAAATCGTCTTATGTGGTCGTCAGTGTCCGCAGTTTGAAGAAGAGTTAAATTACTGAGAGGTATGACAATTGTTTGCCCATTAATCCTAAACTCTATATTTATTCCTACAAAAGCATTTAAGACTGTAGAACTGTAGGGTATCGGTGTATAGGCTATATCGCCAATGTGCACTTCTGCACTTTTTTCTGTAGAAGCATTAACATCCGCTCTAAAGCAAATCTTTGCGTATCTATAGGAATGGAAATTTCCATTTGTGCCATCTATGTAGTTAGCACCAAAAGGTTCCCATTGCACTTTTTGTACATAGCTAGTCGCGCCCTCTACTACAATTCTTTGACTGGTTGAGGTGGCCTCACCTCTCTCAAAAGGGAATCCCAGAGTGACCATACCCACTCTATTAGATGTGGTTGTATTTAGGATATATACTGTTCTGGCCATTTATGAAGTTCCACCTATGAGAAAGGGACGGCCCCAGGTTACCAGGACCGCCCCTATCAGTTTCTACACACTACTTATCAGCGAACGGTGTTTGCATTATCCGTGCTGAGATCAACTGCAGCAGGCTGTGAACCCGAGTAGGTGACCGTGTAGTTGTTCGCAAAGTCGAAGGACTTGGCGATCTCGATACCTTTCAATAGGCCTATGCCCTTGCCGTCGTTCTGCACTGCAAGGCCATAACGCTCGCGCATCTTGATCTTCTTGATGTCGCGGGCTGGATCCATCCACTCATCCGTTGTGAGCTCTTCATCAACTATCAGCAGTCCAAGCTCATTCCGATCGCATAGGACTATGTCCGTGCGGTCAGTAGAAGCGTTGTACGGCATGTAAGGGCTGATGACTATGCTGAACGAAGTTGGGAATGGCGAAGGCACATTCGTCATCGTAGTGGCCAGCTGTTGAGGCTGGGACACATAGGTGTTCTGGTTTAGACCACCTGCTCTCCACTGAGGAGCGTTACCTGGCGAACCCATAGGGAGCTGCCACATTAGTGGGCTTATGCCGTTATGGAAGCCGAATGCTCTCGAGATACCCTCTTGAGCAAATATCTGCCATGCAAACGGATGCATGATCAACGTATTCGGGGTGAATCCGCGATCAACCATCTTTGCGTAGCAGTAGTAAAGGTCGTCTAAGGTCAGGGTGCCGTTGTAAGCACCAGTCCCATCTCGACCACTCGATGAACGGTACGTTGTCGTTGTGTTGTCAATGACCGTAGTACCGTAATCAGCAGTTATCAGGTCTGCCACCTTCTTCTCCTTTAGTCTCGCCATTGCGCGACCAGCTGCTCTGGCTTGCATCGAAACGATGTCGTAAAGGCTGTATCTGATCGTCTCTTCCGTTATCTTTAGTGCGATACCGGACTTTCCGATCGTTGCCTCTACTTGGCCAGCCAGCTCCATGGAGCCTTCTGGATACTCTTCGCCCTCTGCTAGGTCTGCAGCTTGCATTGCACCACCCCAAGACGGGAATACTATTCTCGTGCCGTGGCTGTAGTTAATGCGATTGAGCAGGCTAGTCAGGACCAGGTTTGGCTCAATTGCCTCTCTGGCCAGAACGGAGATCGTGCGCGGTATCATCAAAGGATGATCCGTGCTGAAGTTATCGTTACCAGACGAGCGAATCTCGTTTGTGAGATCCATGTCCTTGCGGAATAGATCCTCAAACTTGATCTTCTCTCTAGCACCGTCCACGTAGCCGTTGTTTTTCCAGATCTTTGTCATCTGGTCCAAGCGTCTACGATCTTTTCTTGCCAATTTGGCAGTATCTGAGTTGTCTATAAACTCATCGTCTGCGCCCTCTTTCGAGGAAAGCTTTTTGTCAATACCTTCGTTTACTGCGTCCTTTATCTGCTTGTGCAGAGCTAGGTACACTTTCTTCTGGTCTTCTGTAAACGTTGCGTCAATGTTAATGTCTTCCATGGTTACTCCTTAAACCTCACAGCCTTACGAGGATGGTAAGAGCCCAATATCGTTTGTTGGCGTCTGCACGAGCGCCAAGAAGGAAACCAGGGACTCCCTTGGTTTCAGTACCTGCAAGTGAAAGACCGGGGACGGTATTCACTCTGCTGAGGCCTGCAAATTCGTTGTCAAGTTCCGCCGATGCCGTGAAGTCACTGATACCAGTCGCCAGTAAATCACCAACCGTTGTGGATGCACCACCGCGTCCTAGGAATGTCTTCTTAAGACAGCGGCCAACGGTGCGCTCCTGCGCTGCATAAGCCGATGAGCTGAACTTGGCATACCGGCCAGCCAGTTTCTGAGCATCGTAAGGAAACGTAACGCCGATTCCGTGATGGAAACCGCTGCCAAGCATGACCAAGTCTCCAGCCTCTATAATGACCTCTTCGTCATTAGTAGCAGGTACCTGGATAACATACTGAGTAACAAACCCGAGTGAGTGTGTTCTCTTGTAGTTAGTAAACGCAGTCTGCAGATACGAACTGTAGACTGGCTGCGAGACAATGCCCATTGGCTTAACTTCACCAATGACTACCGAGCTAGCTGCGCCAGACGCACCAATCATACCCCATGTCGTTGTCGCGTCAGCCGAGCCGATGTTGATAAGCGTTTGGGTTCTAGAAATAGCATTTGCTGCAGTGCCCATCATTGCTGGGCAGAAAGAGCCAGAAACGTTGTTTACTGAAAGCGTGCCACCAGCTCCTGTAGAGCCAGTAATGACACCTACGATCGTACCTGAATCGATAACGATCGGATCGTGGGCTACCTCGTCAACTCTGACGTGGGCAAGCCCTGTAAACGGCAGTCGTGGAGCTGCCTGGCTGTTAGGTCTAACACCTTCACACACCTCTCGGAAGTAGGGTCTACTTACCGCATAACCACGTGGAATCCTAATTGCCATAGTTGAACTCCGTTAGCAATTAATCTTTGAAAGCCTGATCTACAGGCTTTTTAGTGTCCTGAGTCTTGGAAGGCTTCTTGCTTCCAGCTTGGACTGTATTCTTATCGCTGAGTATAGAAGGGTTTAAGACCTTCGAGTCTGCGACAATTTCTTTAGTATCAGTAGTCTTCTTTTCTGTCAGCTCTGGCTTCTGATTAGATAGCTCAAGCATCAAGTCACTTAGTGAGTCTCTTAAAGACTCTACCGAGCGCTTAGACAGGTTGGTTGAATATTCAGTAAACTTTTCTGCGCTATCCAGACCAGCTGAATCCGGCTTTTTGAGCTGAACTCGCACTGATGCCAGTGCTGTAGCAAGGGCCTTAGACATTTCTACTTGCATGTCAGACTGAGCTTTGGTCAGTCTGTCTATTTCTGATGTCTTTGACTCTAGGGTCTTTTCTAGTGTAGAAATCTTGCCTGTTGCCGTGGCAATATCGGCCTGCATCTGCTCGCGCTCTTTAGTCAGTGCGGATAGTGATGCAGATAGAACGGCTGGATCGAGTTTGCCGTCCTTGTTCTGTATTTCATTGTCCATTTTGTTAGCTTCCTTAGTAGATTTGATTTCGGTCTTCACCGAATCCATAGAGCTGTCCTTTTTGGGAGCGTCAATTTTTGTCTGATGGACATGTCTAGTCTCGTCAGAAGTCTTTGAGCCCGAGGCAGGAGAAGCGTCAGGACCGGCCATATCTATAACAGTCTTTTGATTGGAGCTTGCAAAGGTTCCTTTCAAAAGGTTATAATCCCCTGTGTCATCTGTTAGTTCGAAGGCACGAACCAGGGCCTTCTTACCTCTAGACATAGACTCTATGAGGATTGAGTCTTTTTTGAAGACTACTTCTTTATTACAGTCTTCCCACTTGAAGTTTATTAGCTTTGCGGGAGGTTGTGCGGGCATATTGACGAAAGAGGCCTCATTGTAGGTCATTGTGCCTGTTATGTAATAACAGAGCTTACTGCCCTCGTCATCTTTAGAACACTCTTCGCCCTCTTTGTCATACCAGCCACCGGGCATGTGGGCACATTTCCATATATTTTTGTCACATACAGAGCAATCCATAGTGTCAGTACTATGGCCGACAGAAACACTTAGATATCTGCCGTCTATTATCTTTTGAATGGAATCTGGATCAGATATTAAAGCTTCTACGGTCACAACTCCTGATCCTCTGCCGCCCTCGTCATCTGGCATCTTATAGTCATACTCAAAATCTTGACCTTGTCTAAGTTGAGTAAAAGTAGCGCCAAATATGCGACCTATGGGATCTTCGTAGCTAGAGTGGTGTCTAAGTACCGGCTTGTCGTACTCAGAATCTCCTCCGTTCTTCTTGCTAAAGAAGCTCTTGTACCCGTCTCTCACTTTCACACCCGGGTAAACTCTTTTGTTAGTAATAACACCGGAGTGCGTCGCGTCCATGGTAATGCGAAGTCGTGGATTTTTGTCCCCAGCTACCTGATCAATTGCTTGACTCCTGATAGACGGGAGGGTAGGTTGATCAACAACAACTGAGTCTACAAGCTTGAATGGCTTCACTATTTGGAATCTCCAGAAGGTAATCTAAGTTCACAATCTACATTTATTGAGGTAGGAATGAATTCCTTATAGATTACATCCTCTATACCTATTTGCTCGACAAGTTCTTTGCTGGTCTCATCTACTAGTTCAATAATTTTGTAACCCATTCTTTTTGCAAATCTTATAAATCCGAACCTAAAAGCAGTATCTATTTGATCTTTTATCAAATTTGCGATTGAAGATTTTATAATCTCCATATTTTTGATTAATGTAAATGAGTTAGTATTGCCATCCGCGTCAGGCGTTAGGGCATTAACTATTGTGTTTTTATGCGGGTTTAGAACTTTCCAGTAGGAGCCAGATATAAAGTTAGCCTTAAATCTATTTAGGCTTCTTTCACCTATAGGCTCAACTTCGTCACTAAAGGATGGGTGCATGTCCTGGTATTGTTCTTTTGCAACTGCAAATCCGGAGTCTATCATGTCTAGAATCTCGTCGGAGGTGGATATTGTACAGTCTCTTACGAGTGTCACCATAGTGACGCTCACTGCATCTTCTACGCTAGTCAAGTCTGAGTGGGATATAGAGAGCACTGCCTTCTTAAAAGCCTCAACATAAACATCCACAGACAGGGTGTCATTTTTCTTAAACCGACTCTTTATCTTTGACCCGTACTGGTTTGCTGGCTTAGCCTTGTTAGCTACTAACTTTGATGTGGCCTTAATTGTAGGCGATGATGCCGCCTTAGCCTTAGCCGCCACTCTTGCTAGCTTCACTTGGCCCTCTAGCTCCTTATTCATCAGCAGTCCTGGCTGGTCCTCGTTTCCTAGAGGCTTCTTGTTTAGGTATTCGCGTCTAAACTCATCAACCGTGATGGCATTACCCATCATCAGCTGCAATCCTTGATTTTGTTGCGCTCTTTCTTCGTCTTTGCTGATAAGCGGGAAGCCAAAATATACCATATTATCAAGGTTAACATCAAAACCACCTTCTAGTAAGAGAGGAATTAGGAGTTGATGGGTTAGATGCGCCGAGACTGTTACTTGATAATCCCTAGCCGAGTCTTGAAGATTTTGACTCACGCTGCTGGCTGTTCCTTTATTGGAGGTCTCAGCTCTACCTAGATCCAGTGGAGAAAGTGACAACCCACCCAGAACTCGTGATTCAAAGTATTCCAGCAATGGCTGGAGATCCATTGAGGACTTATCTCTAGATATTAAAGACACCTCATGACGTTCGCTTGTAATGATATAGCCCTGGGAGGGCATGCTACTTAGCTGGGATAAGACAGTGTCAACTTCGTTAGAGCCGTCCTCGTATATGAGCGCTGGCCTATTCTCTGAACCTACCTTATAATGATAAAGAGGGAATGCCTCTCTTTCTGCTAAAACTAAGGCAAGCTCTTCTAGCTTTCTAAGAGCTCTAATGTCATCTAAAACACTTATCAAATAGGGAGTACCAAAGGTAAAGCCGGTCTTCCTGTCTACTGCAACGTGCAAGACATCCTCTGGGCCGAATAGCTTTTCTACCTTACCTTCACTGTATCTTCCGTACAGAGCTTGGCGCCAGGTCTGAGGGGTGCCATACTTATCTACTTCTACCTCTACAGTAACAGGATCCATCACAAATATCCCTGCTATAGGATCCAGGGTCTTACCATACATCTTTATCTGTTTACCAGAGGATCTATCTGCATCTCTGCGGAAAACCAGGTACCCATTGTGGTACATTATGACATTTGTTATAAAGTCTCTCACCCATGTCTGGGTAGGAATGCCCGTTACCATAGCAATCTCGTACAGTCGATTATTAATATAGTCTACAGTGCGCTGATCGTCGCCTTTGATCTCATAACCCTCTTTTAGTATATTAGTTCTATGCTTTCTTATAGAATTCATGATGTAGGGCTCGACATCCGCCGCCCTAGCTACTTCAGACAAGTCATAAATAGGAGCGTTGAATACAGAGTTTCTCGCAAACTGAGAAGAGCTAGCGGCACTCTCGTAAGTCTTGACTCTGCCTAATATCTTAGTTCTTTTCTCAATTGCCTTCTGTATATTAGTTAGCGTAGCCTGACTGAGGGCTAGCTTTATGTCTTTTAATTTGATATCAGTCATTTGTTATTCTTCAGCCAAAACTGACTTGAATTTATTGATGATCTCTTCAAGTGCCGATTTTGGAAGGGGTTCGACACAATCTGTGCCTGCGGCTCTCTTAGAATTTTGCATGTCCAATATTCCGTATTTCATCTTAAGGCGCTCGCTAGTCCGCGTATGGGGCCCCGGAAAGTACTTCTCAATTTCTTGATTAGTTATATTGAGGTTTGGAGGCATCTTGCCTAAAATAGTTATTACAGCATCGCCGGCTGTGATATCTTTGATCTCTACGTCCCCAAGAGAAGCCCCAGTGCTGGACTCTTTAGAATCACACACCTTTGCCATGTCTAACCTTGCGGCAAGTACTTCAAGGATCCTAGCTATACCTAGGAGGTAACGTCTATCTGCTCCGACTGACCAGCCGATACTGGTTGACCTGCCAAAGTCGTTGATTATGTTACTAATCTCTTTCAGAAGGTCCTTTATCATTTTATATATGACCTGGACTCCGTTGAGCACTCCCCAGCCGATAGAAAGCAAACCAATGCAGTGTTCAAGACCGTCTATGTCTACGGTAAACATCTTAGTAATCTTTAGCAGGGCCTCTTGCATAGTCTTGTCTATTTTATTTACTAACTCAAAGAGTGCACCCATTAATAAGTTACTTACATACATCTTAAGAGAGCCTAGTATGTCATTTATCTCGCCAGATAGGTCCATAGCCAAAATTCTGAGTATGGCACCCATTGTGGTAAGTACTTCAGTATCTTTAAAAGCACCAAATAGGGACACTAGGCAGCATATGTCCTGGTCGGTAATCTGTTGCATAAAAGAATTCAGTATCTCATCATACACAGTGTCGCTGTTCTCTCTCAGAGACTTAGTTACACTGGCTAGGTTTACAGACAGTTGAAACTTAGGTATGACACGTTCTGTCTGGGTCGAAGAGGTTATAAGGGGACTGTTTGTAGATTCTCTTATCTCAGAAAATCTCTCAGAGTAAGAGTCCGCTATGTTTAATGCACCCCTTAGTAGCAATTGGTTGTGTGCAACGTTGAGATAGGCTATCCAATGGTCTATGGTCAAGAAGCCGCCAGGTTCAACCAAGCCGCCGTATCTGGCGTAGTGCTCACTGGTATAGTCTATAAGCTTTCTGTGATCTGAGGCCTCCATAGACCCCTTAAGGTCATCTGGGTCGACCCCGACTGCTTTTAGAGCCTTAGCTCTGGCACTTGGATCAGAATCTAAAGTTCTAACTATCTGTTCCGCGTTTGGTATATTGACATTCAGGCTTTTTAGTAGATCTATAATCCTTACTGCCTTTATTCCTATTTCCAGAAGGAGTGCCAGACCACCAACTACCTTAACCAGCTGGACTGCCTTAGTTGGAGTCTCCTCACTCGATAGCGTTTGAAAAACATCAGCCATGAACGGGCTCATGGCAAGTGCAGCAAACAACGCCCCGACCATGCCATTACCTTCTAGAAATTCAAGGAATAGGCCCTTCTTTTTGGTGGTACTGGAGTCTGAGCTTATCAGCCTAGGGTTGCTTACACCAGTTATAGGGATATCAGTGTTAAAGTATTTTCGCCTGACTTCCCATTTTTCATTATAAATGAAGTCTACTGACTTCTGGAACATAGAATATGTTATTATTTTCCCAAGTCCAGACTCTTCTGGAAATAACCTCTTAGCTGCTGCTATGACATCACCGGACTCCGTGTCTATGGTGATAAATGCTCCAGGCTCCATACCGGCTAGGCCTTTTTGTAAAATCCTTCCCTTTAGGTATGTGCTTGCCACGCTTTTAAACAAATCATCGGTGGCAGCTTGCCTTTCTAATACCTCAGGTGGCTTATTATCTGTTACTTGACTGTCTGATGGTAAAAATCCCAGGACCTCCTCTAGTTTCCTAGGCTTGTTAGGTTCTGGTACGCCATTGTATCCAATCTTTGTTGACATTAGAAGCTACTCCTACCAGAGCCACCTATGTTACCTCTACCTCCGGGCGGTCCACCAAATCTGCCACTCTTTTTGATGAGGGCGTCGAGGTCCCTAACACTTGGGGGCTTAGAGCTAGTGTTAGCTTTACCAGTTGTCCTTTCCAGTCGCCATTTCTTTGCGTCTTCTAATCTTTCTGCTTGTGTCTGCGACAAAGTTACTTCCTTAGTTGAAGACATAGGAACTCCAATCATTCTAGTAGAATATTCGACCTGCTTTAGATCGCCTTCCTCTAGGACATACCCGGCACACGCTAGAAGGTAAGCAGTCAGGGTGTGGTCCTGTCCTTGGGAGAATCTTGCAAGCCCATATATAGAGTAGTTTTCTACTCGGTAGTTTCTCATCTGTTGTATGAGTCCCATCTGGGTACTCATCACTGTAGTGATCGTGTCTTCCGACTTAGGGATGATAAGAGCCCCATCCTCCATCAATTTGACTGTTTGCTGTACTATGTACTGCTTAGCAAACTTCTTTACAGGCCCGCCAGTGATGGGGTCGAGAATATCTAAATGCTGGTTCATATGGATGCCTTGTACTATGGTGCTTAGCCTAGTACTAGGGTTTTGAAGCCCGTATTTCTTTAGTAATTCTATTTGGGTAGTTCCATATCCTGCATCAGCAAATATATGCTTAAAATTCCATATCTTGTGGAGTGCTATGATCTTTTCTACTGAGTCTGTTTGCATGTACTCAGAATCAGATATAATGACTTTGTTAGCCAATTTAAGTTGACCATCTTTAGCTCCAACGATAGCCATGTGGGTGCCAGCACTCTTATTCCAATCTATGCCAAGAACATAGCGGGTGTCTGGCTCTGGAAATTCTAAGAACTCGTAATCCTGTATAGACTTGTCAATGTGCTTTTTCTTAAACACACCTTCTGTGAGCTCAGCGAAGTCAGCTAAGAACTCATGGGTGTAAGCGGACTCTGAGTAGGAATCCTTAAAGTACTGCTCCTGTGTCTTAGTCCAAGTAGGGCTTTCTGCTGAGACAAACCAAAACTCTTTATAGCCTATATCCTTAGAGACTACATAGGAATAAAACTTCTTGCGCCAGCCTTGTGGGGTTGAAGCGGCAATGATTCTAGCTTCTGGATGTGAAGCTAAGATAGCCATGATCGCATCGACGTCTTTTTCTTTGATAAAGTCAAGCTCGTCTAGGATAATTAAGTGAGCGTCCTGTCCACGGATCTTATCTGCACCATGGGAGCTGGCAGGGCCAGCGGAGAAGCCCATTGCCTTAGATCCGTTCTTAAGCTCTATTAGGTTAGGGCCTTTAGTGGATCTAGCTATAGAGTTGGTAATATTCTGGCTCTTTTTGATGAACTTTCTCATCTCGTCAAAGAACCTACCAACTAGTCGCTCACTAGGGGCAATAACTAGCACTGTGTGATCGTTGTTGGTGCATATCTCGAAGAGGATCTCTATAATCATCGCCTCGGACTTACCAGCACGTCTTCCGCCCCTTATAAGTTTTTTATCAGAGGTGCAGGAGAGGATACTTTCCTGATACCATCTAGGCTCCCACTCAAACTCCGAGTAGGCCCAACTAATAGGGTCAGAGATAATTTTGGCAAACTCAAATTCTTGAACGTCTCTGAAGTCGCCAGCCTGGAGACTAGCCGCAATGTTAGACACGTGCTTTTTGCAGTTAGGTGGGAATGGGCTCTTGGTCATTCCCTTTTTGTAGATCATATCATAGTAAGCCAGGCAATTACCACAAAGGTCACCTGGCGGAGCATCCCCAAAAGGCGCGTAATCGCGAGCCTTGTAGTCTATTTCAGGGATATACTCAGAGCTACTCATTTAACTACAGTGTCTTGTGTCCAGGATCCACAGTCTTTGCAGAAATGACGATGATACATAGTGACCTTGGTATAGTTATATCCACGGCGTTGTATGTTTGAAGAGCCACAGCAGAGGCACTGGTGTGCAATCTCGCTAATCCTAGGAGCACTCTTATTCCAGGCACGGATCTTCATATAAACCTTTTCTAGTAGCACAACGTCCTGCTTGTTATACTTCTTCATTGTAGCCCAAGCAGTGGCATCGCCTTCCATGCACTTTAACCAAAGACCAAAGCCTCCTGTCGCCATTTTCTGACCTAGTCCTAGCATTTTACCTAGATCATCCAACTTATTGGACTCAAAAGCAAAATACCGACGGGCTAGCTTTAAGGTGTCTATGGTTTTGTATGGACTAGGAGGATTCATGCCGTGAACCACAAATCTAGTGTTACACTTCTTAAGATCAAATTCGTCTCCGTTGTGCGCTATGATAATGTCAGCCTCATCTAGCAGTTCCCAGAGTTTTTTTACCAGCTCCTTGTCATTTTCTTTGTCTTTACTATAGCCTTTGAAATCAGGTAGAGAGTACGAAATTACTTTGTTGGTGCCTAGCCACTTAGCGGCAAATGATAGCATATACCAGTGTTGCTCAAAGGATATAACATCCTGCTCATACTTTCCCCATACCCAACCCAGTGATGGGGCTGTCTCTATGTCAAACAGTAAGACTTTTAGTTTATTGTCACTCATTTGCTACCTATTAACGGGCCTTTCGAATAATACGTCATCGCCCGCTATCTATGCATGAAATTAGACTCATTACCAATTACCTGCCGAGTATTGAGTAAGGAATCATGTATAGCGTTAACTGCCCGCTGCCTCATTGTATAAGCCTGTGCAGAATCTAGTGGTCTCTCTTCCGCTGCCATCATATTTTGTTCTGCTCTGAGCCCTGCCTTACTGATACCAGGAGTAGCAGCTTGTTCAGCAACCTCTACTCCCAAAGACATTAACATCATCCAGCCGGTAGCCCGAAACAGACCTCTTCCCGATTTAACCCCATCAGAAAAACTTTTTCTAGACTTTACTATGTCTGGCCTATCCCATTTTTTAAACCTGCTCTTAACTCCTCTGTCCCATTCATCCTGGCTATAGGACGGTCGTTTGTATGCGAGTATGTTGAGGTGACTTGCTTGTTTACGGAGCCGTGGGTCTCTTATCCTTTGTTTATAGCTTGGAAAAAACTCGTAGGGCCTTCCCAATGCGGTGCGACCAGTTGGGCTGTGTCTCTCGTAATATCTGGTGGCGGGGTCCTCTATAAGCCACTTATGTACCTTTGGGTCCATGCCAAAGCCAAGCAGGAGGCCTGTTATGCCTGAGTTGAGTGTAGTCTCATAGTCATAGCCACCTGATGGTGAAAATAGTGCGTCTATATTAGGCATTACCGTCTCCTATGTAAGGATTGAACCAGGCCAGCCGTAGAGTAATTTAATCTATCCACAGTAGATCTCTGATTGTATTGAATGTCTTCTATATTACCTTCTGCGGCCGGGTATGGTTCTTTAGACATACCTAGACCTGCTCCTGCACCTATAGTTCCCATTGTTGTTAGAGCGGCTGCTTTTCTAGCCCACATGTATTTAAGCACGGGCCTTCCTGTAGTAAGTGCAGCAGCTCCAGCAGTAATTCCAATTGACGTCTCTGGAGACCATAGGGTAGCTAAGGCACCGAGTCCTGCCAAAGCTGGGACTGCGCTGTAGCCTAGGCTTGCCGCGGCCCCAAACTTTGTCCGGTTCATAGACTTTATTCTGTCAACTTCTCTTTGAGGAGCAGGCCTGCCCGCAGCTCTGGAGGCTCGAATACGATTTTTACTTCTGCCAATTATGTCTCCGGTTTTATTAAACTTCTTAGCAGTTCTAACTACCTTATTAACAGCTGCCCTGCCCATTCCCGCCCCAGTAATACCAAGAAGTCTTCCAGCAGCCATACCAGTACCCACACCGCGAACTACACTGGCTGCATTTTGTGCTGAGTTACCATACCGGGCACTATATTCACTGCTTCCCATATAGGCAGACTGTTGTTCTGCTCTGTTTTCTATATATGCAGCATAAGTCTGACTTGCCGCCCCGTAGATGGCAGCTGGCGCTAACTTCTTGTTTAAAAAGTTGTTGGCCCTGCTTCTAGTTCTTGCAGTATGCTCTA